GCGCCAACCTCGCGGACGCCGACCTCGCGGGCGCCAACCTCGCGGACGCCGACCTCGCGCGCGCCAACCTCGCGGACGCCAACCTCGCGCGCGCCAACCTCGCGGGCGCCAACCTCGCGGGCGCCGACCTCGCGGGCGCCAACCTCGCGGACGCCGACCTCGCGGGCGCCAACCTCGCGGACGCCGACCTCGCGGGCGCCCTGAAAATCAAAAACGAGGAAATCCCTTCGATCCCCAAGATCGACAGCGTCATCCTGGGCGAGATCGAGAAGAAAGGCGGCACGCTCGACATGTCCTGTTGGCACGGCCCTGAGGGATGGTGTGGCACAACGCACTGCCGCGCTGGCTGGGCCGTGCATTGTGCCGGCAAACCCGGGAAGGCACTGGAGGACAAGGTCGGCACGCAGAGCGCAGCGATGCTGATCTATCAGAAATCGCGCCCCGGGCAGCGATTGCCGTGGTTCTTTGCGCCGGAAGAAAAGGCGATGGCGGATCTCCGCAAGTGTGCTGCCGAGCAGGAGGTCAGCACATGATTGATGCTGCGGGCGTTCGCGAGTTGTTGGATTACGACCAAGCCACAGGCGATCTGCGCTGGAGGAAACGCACATCTAATCGAGTCTATGTCGGTGATGTAGCCGGCTGGATCGGAGACAACGGCTATCGGCGGATCGAAATCGATAGCACGCCGTACTTGGTGCACCGACTCATTTGGCTCTGGATGACAGGCGAGTGGCCCGCGGTTGAAGTTGACCACCGTGACGGCAACAGAGCAAACAACCGATGGGACAATCTTCGCGCCGCCAGTATCGCTCAGAACAGACAGAACATGCGCGGCCACGCTGCGGTGAAGGGGGCCTATTTCAACAAGCGCACCGATCGTTGGTATTCGGCGATCAGAGCTAACGGTAAGCGGAAGCACTTGGGTTCTTTCAACACTCAATCCGAGGCGGCAGCAGCGTATCAGCGCGCTTCCGTTGCCCTACATGGCGAATTTGCGAGGCCAACATGAAGATCGTGATGAGAATTGCAGCCCTCATTTGCGCACTTGCAGCCAGCAGCGAGATAGCGTCCGCAACGATAGCGTGTCGGTCATCGCCTGGAAGCGACGACTATTACCAATATCGATTGATCGAAGGAAAGCGTTGTTGGTACGCCGGGCACACCAAGCTCGAAAAGTCGGCGCTCGCGTGGAAATTACGAGATACCACAGGCAGCGAGAACACGTCCCGCCTCAGCGTGAGGGTCAAAGCTCCAGCCGCGCGGCTTCAGGGGCCTCCCGAGCAACAGCGCAACACCTTGGGCGTGACAGCCGGAGAGACGGCACCCAACTTCGACGCCGTGTTCAGGCACTTCCGCGCCTACGACGTCGCCCGGCCGGTCGTGCATCTCCTCTATCCGTTGCGCGTGCAGCAGGCGTACGGCGCGCGGCCGGTCGCAACGATCGCATATCGTCAGCAGTGAAGGAGAGCGCTATGCAGACCGAGGTTGTGAATGTTGATCGCACTGAGGCTCGCCGACTTTATCGCAAATACAAGGAGCATCTGCACTACTCGCCGCCGATCGATGACGAGATCAGGCGCGCCTATCAGCTTATCGCGCAAGGCAGGACGATCATCAAGGCGCTGGAGAGTATCAGGGTCGCAGGGCTGAACGCACAAGGCTGGCCTAAATTGGCGATCGCGCCGGCCGATGCGCTCAGCGTCGACTGCCGGATGGAGGCAAACGGCGCCGCGCGGTTCGATGGCCGTAGGTCCAAGACCTGGATCAGACACGACGCGCCCGCCATGCTGCAGCATCGAAGTGTGTTCAAGTTTCCTCGCGGCTCGTTCCCGGGCGCGAAAGACATGTGGAGCGCCACCGCGCTCGTGCCGGGCATTCCGCTTCACCTCCGGCCTCAGCGCGGGCTCGCGAACTATCACATCCTGTGGGAGGCGGAATGGACCAAGATCGTGCCGCGTGATCCGTTCCTGCTTCGCCGTATCGGCAAGGCCGATCTGTGGCTGGTGGTTGGCGCTTGGGACCTGACTGAGGTCGAGAGAGCCGCCCTCGCGACACGCATCTGAGCGGATGACAATGCCTGATCCAACCAAGCAAACGCTCTCGGCGACGCAGACGCCCGCACTGTTCGGCGCCTCGCCCTATCTCACGCGCTGGATGCTGTTGCGCCATTTCATCCACGGCGACCCGATCGATGGCCCCGCGCACAACCGGATGGATTGGGGCAAACGCATGCAGCCGCTCATCCTCGCGCAGGCGGCTGAGGACCTGCACCTGGAGGTCCGGCCGAACGCGGATGACGCCTACGTGCGCCGCGGCCTTCTCGGCTGCACGCGCGACGCGATCGTCATCTGCCCTGATCGCGGCCCGGGCGCGCTCGAATGCAAGGCCGTGTTCGATTACGGCGTATGGATGACGACCTGGGATGGCGGCAAGACGCCGCCCAAGCATGTCGAGATTCAGACCCAGCAGCAGATGATGGTCGGCGATGATTCGCAATCATTCACTTGGGGCGTCATCGCGGTGTGGGTGTGCGGCGAGATGAAGTATTTCGAGCGCAAGCCGATCGATGATCTATGGGTCGAGATCATCGAGGCGGCGGCAGAGTTCTTCGACGACGTCGCCGCGAGGCGCGAAGGTGATCCGTTCGGTGATCCGGTCGAGATGCCGCTGCTCAACGCGCTGTTCCCGATCAAGGCCGGGAAAGTGATCGACCTGACCAACGAGCCGAACGCCGAGCACCTCGCCGAGGAGGTCAAGATGTGGGCGTGGCACGCCGCCCAGCAACGTGGTCACCAGAAGGGCGCAGACGCCATAAAGGCAAAGATGAGGGCACTGATCGGCAATGCCCAGGAGGCGCGCCTCCCGCACGGGGTCGTGGTGCGCGCCAAGCAGCAGAGCCGCAAGGGGTACACCGTCGCGCCCACCACCTTCACCGTGCTTGATCCGTTTGTGCCTGAGGGTGCGTCAACGTCGGCGCCGGGCGCGAACATTCTTGCGGGAGGCTGAGCCGTGGCGAACGAGCTTGTCGTCATCGAGCGGCAATTGCAGGCGGTCGAGCCGCGGCTCCACAGTGCGCTCGGCGGCATGATGCCGACCAAGCGGCTGATCCAAACCGTGCTCGTGTCATGCGAACGCACGCCCAAGCTGCTGGCTTGCCGGCCGCAGTCTATCCTGAATGGCGCGATGACGTTCGCCGTGCTCGGGCTTCCTGTCGACGGCACGACTGGTCAAGGCTTTCTGCTGCCCTTCAAGGAAACGGCACAGGCGGCCATCGGCTACAAGGGCTACAACACGCTAGGCGCGCGGGCGAGTCTGACGATCACGGGCGCCGCCGTGCGCGAGGACGACTATCTGTTCGATTATCTGCTCGGCGACAAAGCCTTCGTCTCCCACAAGCCGCGGCTCGGCAGCAGCGCGAAGATCATCGCATTCTGGGCAGTCGCTGCCGCCGAGGATCGCCCGCCGATCGTCGCCATTCTCTCGATGAGCGATGTGATGGCGATCAAGGATCGGTCGCCGGCCGTCCGCGGGAACGCCGACACGCCTTGGAACGATCCGCACATCGGCTTCATCGCGATGGGCGAGAAGTCGGCCAAGCGCCGGCTCGCGCGCTCAACGCCGCTCATCACCGAGGCGCCGCAGTTCATGATGGGGGCGCGCATGGAGGAGGCGTTCGACGAGCAGGGCAAGACGTCGTGGATATCGCCCGAGCGTGGCGTCGTCGTCGAAGGCGACTATGCAACGCAGCCGACGTATCAGCCAGTCGAGACACCGACCGCACAGCAATTGATTTCGCCGCCCGCCCCCTCTGCGGCAACGGCCCCCTCTGTGTCCCAGGGTGGGGCGGGCGAGACTCTCTCGTTTGAGGCGATGGCGCGCGAGGCCGCAACACGTGGCCGCGATGTGTTCAACGGCTTCTATAAGGCGCGCACGGGCCCCGAGCAAAAACGCCTGCGTGAGATGAAGCCGGAGCTTGAAGCGCTTATGCCGGAGGCAACGCCATGACCGTGAACCTCGATCATCAGATCGCCGAGGTAGCGCGCGAACTCGCTTTGCGCTCGCGAGTCTATCCGGGCCTGGTCGCCAAAAAGAAGATGCACCAGAGCGAGGCCGACGAGCACACGCGGCGCATGGAGGCGGTGCTTGAGACGTTAAAGTCTCTGATGCCCAGCCCAAATTGGCCGGCCCCGAAGGGAGACAAGAAATGACCGACGAGCCAAAGAAGATTGATCGAGACACCTACCTCAAGGCGCTTGGACTATTCACGTTGGCGCACCAGCACAGTCTGAAGACATACGAGTTTGAAGCCGCCATGTTGGCCATGATTGGGCTTGACGCGGAGGACGCCAGGATCGGCGGAAGCCATATCTCCGCTGCAATTTACTCCACCGACGAAAAGGTCGACTTCAATGAAGTGCTGAAACGGGACGGTTACATCGTGGAATCTCCTTAACTTCCGCCACAGGGCAGCAACCAATGAAATCAAAGGCTGAATAGTGACCGTCACCCTGTACACGATGGAGGAGACCGCCGCGAAGCTGCGGATGAGCCGCCGCAGCCTGCAGGCGTGGCTTGCCGAGCACCCGACCGATGAGGCAGGTTTGCCCTTCTACGTGCCGAATGGAAATCGCAAGCTATTCGCCGATACCGACATCGCCCGCATCGAGGCAGCAAAGCGGGAGCAGGAGGCGCGTCGCCTCAGGGAGGCAGCACAGGAGGCAGCACAATGCCGTGGAAACTCGTCCCGCCCCGCCCGCCGAAGACACGTGTCTACTACATCCGGGGGAAGTACCTGGGAATCAGACTTAACCACAGCACGGGAGCTAGCGAGGCGAACGCGGCGCGGCGGATCATCGCGACGTGGCGCAAGCAAGCCGAACGCGGCGAGTTCAAGCTCCCCGGAAAACAGCCAGACCAGGAACGTAGTGCCCCTACCTTCGCGAACGCAGCCACCGCGTACATGAGGGCGAACGGCGATGGGACGTATCTCGATCCGATCCTGGCGGCGTGGCCCAACAAGCTGTTGGCGGACATTGATCAGATTGAGATCGATGCAGTGGCGGACAAGCTCTACCCCTTGGGCACGCCTCAGACCCGGAACCGTCAAGTCTACACCCCGATATCCGCGGTCCTCAAGCACGTCGGGATCGAGAAGAAGATCAAGCGCCCCAAGGGCTGGGCCGGGAATAAATCAACGTCGTGGCTCGAACCCGATCAAGCGTTCGCGGTGTTCGAGGCAGCAGACAAGATCGATGCCGAGTTCGGGTTACTGTGCCGCTTCCTGCTCTACACCGGATTGCGCCTGGGCGAGGCGCTGTCCCGGCGTCTGCGTGATCTGCGGCTGATCCGCTCCTACCTCTACCTCCCGGACTCAAAGAACGGCGAGCCGCGCGGCTGCCACCTGCCGCCGTTCCTAGTAACCGCCTTCTGTGCGCAGCCGCCGCGACCGTTGGCGCCGCCGATCATCCGAGACGAGAGCGGATGCTTCGTCAACGGAGGATGGAACCTTGAAGATGGCGGCGTGCCGTTCCTTGAGCGCAGCCCAGATGCGAAGCTATTCCGTTTCCACAAGGGCAGCGTGCTCTACGCCATGCTCAGGGCGACCTGGAAGGCGGCGGGCCTCAGTTTCCCGCGCCGACAGGCCGGGTTTCACCTATTCTGTCATACGTACGGATCATGGATGCACCGCTATGGCGCTCTCGACACGCATGGGCTTACGCGCACCGGGCGCTGGGTCGATCCCGATTCCGCCGACCGCTATGTTCACACGCAGCAGAGCGAGGAGGCGCGCCGCGCGGATCGACTCCCGACGCCGAATGGCGGAGTCCTCGTCGAGTTCAAGCCGAAAACGGGCTAAGGCGTTGATGCTGCAAAACCTCACGACACCTTGGTAAGGGGGAGGTCGTAAGTTCAATCCTTACCGGCAGCACCAGATATCAAGCACTTAGCCCACGTCACTCAGAACAAGTCGGCAACGCTTTGTCACAGGTGTGCACGCCGAGACGTGGACTGGGCGTGGAGAGAATTCTCATTTCGTTCTGGGAGGAACCATGAACGTCACCGAGGCACAGACCGCGACCTTTCGGGCGCCGGCCACTTCACCGGCGCCCGTCTCCTTCCCCCGAAGGCAATTCTATAGGTGATAGCTTAGCCCGAGCATCAGCAGATGCTCGGTCGTTGCTTTGAACGGGACGGCGTTGAAGATCGCCGGACCACTAGAGGCGGGAATGAAGTTTTTGTTCCAGTTGATGTACAGATACTTTGCGTCCAGCGACCAGTTAGAGGCGACAGAGGCTTTGATCTCAGGGCCGATGGTCCATCCGACAAGCCATTCCTTCTGGCAACCTGCAGGATCGATACAGGCTTCAAGCCGGCGCTCGGCGACTCCTCCGGTGAGGCCTACCATGAGGTTGCCCGCGTAGAGAGTTGGCGGCGATGCGACCGGGACGTTGGTTGGGGCGGAGCGGGCCAGCGCCTTCTGAGCCACGCCCGTGATCCCCGACAGGGTCGCGCCAACGATCACGCGCTGGGTGAAGAGGAACCCGGATTTGACCTTGCAATTGACATCGACGAAACAGGTGACGTTCTGCTTCGTGAAGTCGTAATCGCCATCGACCTCGATGCCAAAATAAGGGCCGGTGGGAGACCAGAACCCCCAGCCAGCAGTAAGGCCTGCAAGACCTGCGGAGGGTCGGAGATTGCCAGTGCCGGGGAGTTCGATAGTCGAATCGAACTTGTTGCCAAGCATGGCACCGCCGCCGTTGACGCCAAAGTAGAGACCGGACCATGCCGTCGAGGTCGTGACCGCGGGCTGGACCGGCGATTTCACCGGCATGTCGGCCGCGATGGCGGGGCCGGCGAGCAGCAGCATGAGAGCAGCAAGGGTACGCTTCATGACATCACTCCTTTGATACGACCACGCTGTCCGGCGTGACCTCGTTGAGCGCTTTCGATTCCGGGCTCTTGTCCAGCTCGATCCTCTTCACCTCGGGGATTGCGGCGGCCGTCGTCAGGATCGCGGCCTTGCGGTTCGACCACCACCCGTAGGCGGCGCTGCCGCCGCCTACGATCAGAAGGACGAGATCAGGCGTGAGTGATTGCCACTGGCTCGACGCCTTCGCGAGCGTATAGGTGATGGCAACGGTCAGGATGCGCTCGATCGAGCCGGTGAGCTTGGGGTCCACGTTGCGCCTCGAATTGCTAAGGCGCCCAGCCGGAATGGGACGGCCGGTATGATACGGAGAAGTGCAAAGACTTCAACGGGTCAGCGGCGTTTCTTGATCTGGTGTGGCAAGTTTATCGCACAGTGCTGCGGGTACCGCACGGCGGGTTGATCTGCGTCTATGCGCGGTTGCACAATACTCCCATTGCCATGGAGGCTTGTGATGTTCGGAACAGGGCTTTTCGCGCCGATCTATCGGCGGTTTGTTTCCAACTGGCGCGGCGCTGCGTCAGGGCTGCCGGTAGGCGGTGGCATCACCGACGACACTGCGGCGATCAAGGCGTGCAATGCATCGACCGTGCAGGCTGAGGGGGGGACCATGCTGCTGAACATAGGCGGGCAAGACTTCACATTCGCTGGCGAGCCGGGCGATTTTTATTTCGACAATCTGTCCGCGTTTAGCCAGGGGGCCGGTGAGCAGCAACTTGGTCGTTACGCTACGCGCCATCTCCGCACGGACAGCACCTGCCTTGATGTAGGTGCGAATATCGGCCTCACCGCCGTAATGCTGTCATCCAGTTGCCCCCGGGGGCACGTCTATGCCTTCGAGCCGTCACCAAAAAATGCCGCCTATCTCCAGCAGAACATCACTGGCAATAAAATCACCAACGTTTCCGTCATTGAAGCTGCGATAGGGGCGACCGCTGGCCGCGTGAGGTTGAACATGCCAACCGTTGGAGCAAATTCAACCGTGATTCGCCGTCCCCAAAACGGCTCCTCACAAGGCAGTGAGGTGCCTATGATTACGCTCGACGCATGGAGCGCCGGCCTTGATCGCAAGATTGATTTTATCAAGCTCGACGTGGAGGGTTACGAGGCCAATGTCCTGGCTGGTGCTGCCGATCTCATCGCACGCTGGCGGCCTCCGATCTTCATGGAGTTCAATTCCGTGACGATCGCTGGGGAAGCTCGCAGAAGCCCTGTTTGTTTCGCTGAAACGCTCTGGCGGGTCTTCGACGTGTCGTCGGTCAATTCAGAAGGAAATCTTGAGCCGGCCGGCGGCGGCGCAGTGGGGCAGTTTGTGCTCCAAAACATGGTTCACCACGGCTGCATCGACGATGTCATGCTGGTGCTGAAGCCGGACGTTGACGCCACCCAACTTAGAGCCGCGCTGCTGCACGAAGTCGAGGCGTCAGCCGCGGCACAGCCTCACTGACTCTCATAGACGCCGCCGACAATGACGCGCGACGTGCCCGTGTAGTTGGTTCCATCCGCAGGCACACAATTGGCTTGAGTGAGCCCACTTGCGCGGATACCACAACCTACCGCTTTTCCGGTTCCGGTGTCTTGTCCGGCCAATGCGGAAGCGGACTGTGCAGTCACAGGCAAATTCCAAAGCAGTGTATTGGTGCAAGTGCCTAAGGCCGTGAACGATATGTCGGCCTCAAGGTACATGATCTTGCCGACGACCTGGCGCCGCGCAGAGTTGACTGTGAAAGTCGCGGTGCCACAGCTTGGCGATGGCGTGAATGTCGTCCATGCCGGGGCCGGTAGATTGAGCAGGTTATTGCAACCGGTGTTGTCGGTGAGTGCAGTGCCGTTGCCAGTAAGGTGGTTGCCGACGATCGAGCAGTCCGTCATGCCTGCAATGACATTGATCCCACTGCTGACGTTCCCCGCTACGCCGCCGTAAGCGCCCGAGAAGTTGCCGGAAATGTCAAGCCCGTTGACCACCGCATTGATGAAAATGCCATTCGCACCGTTGTTCGCGAATAGCGAACGTGAGACTGACAGTGCAGAAATCGGGCCGCTCGCAACAGACAAGCCATTAGTAGTGTTGTTAATTGAGTGGTGATTAGTAAATGTGATGCCACTGACGGTTCCTGAAGCACGGGAAATGCCCGCGCCGAAGCCCGTGTTGCTCGATGTCCAAGTATTGACGAATTGCAGCCGTGTTACATTGCCAGTCCCAGATGGAGCAATGTTGATGCCGTTGATCGCGCTATCAAAGAATGTATTCGAGACATAAATCGACGAGGCGGTTTCTCCATTGCCGGGACCAATGAGCAGGTTAGTACCTTGCTGAATGATGTCACTGTCGCTGATTTGAACACACCCACTATTCCCTATCAAGATGCCTGCGTTGGGCTGATTAGCCGGACCCGGCGGGAACATTTCGATATCGTGGAGCACATCGCATCCAGCGTTCCCGTGGATCGTAATGCCCGTGCCGTTGGTTGGTACTGGAGTCCAAAATAGCGCATGATCGACGGTGCCGTTGTTCCAGCCAAGATCGAGGCCGGTCCAGTAGTGGGAGAATGAAACGTTGCGGATGAGATTGTTGTTGTCGCTGTTAGCGACAGAGAGATAGGCGCCTCCAGTTCTCGTGACCGAGGCGTCAAACGCGATATTCTCGACGTAGGCCCCACCGCTCGATGTGATGTTGAGAATAACGGCCGTGGCACTAGACGAGACTAGCCGCGTGCCCGATGTCCCACCTGTTGCATTGTCCGGGCCGTAGCCCACGAATTTGCAGAACGCCGTTCCCGAATGCGCGACCGTGCTGGCGATCTTGAACTGGCCAGTCCTGATGAGGATGACCCCGCCACCTCCAGACTGGCATCCGGAAACAGCATTGTTGATCGCGGTCGTTGCATCGACGACGCCGGAGGGATCGGCGCCATAAGTAGCGACCACGTCATAGATCGCCACCGCGGGGCCATTAGGACAATCTTGCGGGGCCGCCGTGCCCGCGGTCGGATTGCACTTGACAGTGTTGGCCGCCATCGTCGCCATGTCGGCGTTGGCGACTGCACCGAATGAAGGTCCGCCCGCCGCATTGCCGTGCAGCACGGTCGTGGTGGTGCCGAGAGTGCCGAGCGTGGCGGGCGCACCGCCTGCACCGCCGCCAAGCATGAGCTGATTGGCGCCGAGTAGCCCAGACGACAGCATCGTGCTGGTGCTATTGAAGTACGGAATGCCGCCACTCGTGCCCGAGCCGATGCCGGTGCCACCACGCGCGACCGACAGCGTGCCTGCCCATCCCATCGTGATGGAGGTGGCTTTGAGCAACGCCGTCGCGGGCGAGCCGCCGAGCGTCACCGTGACGTTGGTGTCGTCCGCCTTGGTGAGCGGCGACGGCGTGATGGTCGCGCCGCCGATGGCGGTGTTCACGAACTCTGTGGACGCCGCCTGGTTGTTGCTCGTGCCCGCGGGCGCTGTCGGCACGATGCAGTTCGGATTCTGCGGCCCGCAACCTTGCGCGAACGCGGCGGTACCGAACAGAGAGAAGGCGAGCGCAAGCAGTATCCGTCGCATCACAGAACCTCGAAGATGGTGAGCTGGCCGCCGGCGTTGTTGCTGATCGCGTTGAACGCGCTGGTCGGCTGCTGATCGAAGATCAGAGTCGAGAGCGGCAGGATCACGAACGAGCCCTTGCCGTTCATCACCGCCGGTTGGTTGGCGCCGGTGGAATCCTGCGCGCAGCACACCGCGATCTGGAACGTGCCGTGCGGGTTGTGAAATATCAGTTGCTTGCGGTTGCTGTTGGCGCCGATCACCGCAATCGAGCTCGTCCCCACCGCCACCGCGTAGTTGACGGGGTTGGGGCCATAGAACGGGCTGCCCACCGTCATCAGGCGACCCCGTTGTCGATGACGGTCAGCGAGGTCGTGGCCACCAGCGATATCGCCGTGATGGCGTTGGCCGGACAGCCTGCATTGAAAACGATGCGCGACGCGGAGCCGCCGCCGCTCGGGAGGAAGATGCAACCGGAGCCCCGCGGGGCCGCGGGGCCGCCCGTCAGGTTCACCCAAATGCCGTTCGTGGCGTCCGTGTTTTCGAGAAGCAGGAATGAGCGCGCGCTCGACGCCGGCAAAATTTGCGTGCTCGACGTGGGCAGTGCCGCTTGCGACGCGTCCCGAAGAAAATAGCTATTAACGCCCATGCCCAGCCCCCGTGACTTCGCCGGAGCGGGGCGGGACGCCGCGAAAGATATCCTCTAATCAACCGCGCTGCAAATACAGCCACACCATCGGGCAGACCACGAGCACGTCATACGTCCCGGCCGCGATCAGC